GCAGGCAGGTCGTGGCGGCCGGCTCGGTCCACCCGTCCGGCGCCCACTACGTGTGGGACGACCTCGCGCCCTTCCTGCACGAGATGCCCGACCTGCCGGACCAGATGATGCGGCTGATACGCCGGCCGACCAGGGCGCACGGCGAGGCGGCCGGCCTCGGCGAGCTGACCCCAACGATGCTGGCGGAGACGCTGGAGCAGCTCGACGCCGAGGACTTCTCCTCGCACGACGACTGGCTCAACCTGATGATGGCGTGCCACCACGCCACGGCCGGCGAGGGCAGGCAGGAGTGGATCGAGTGGTGCACGAGGGACCCGGACTACGCCGACGACGGCTGGATCATCGGGCGGCGCTGGGACTCGCTGCACACGGCCACCGGCTCGCGGCCCGTCACCGTGAAGTACCTGCACAAGGTGGTGCAGGAGCACGGCGGCGAGGTGGCCCGCACGGAGCCGGAGGACGACTTCGACGAGTGGGAGCCTGACGAGGACGAGGGCGCCGGCGTCGACGACGCGAGGCTGCGCGAGGTGCCGGAGGCGAGGCTGACGGTCGTGGAGGAGCTGAACGACAGGCACTGCGTGGTCTTCGAGGGCGGCAAGTTCAGGATCTTCACGGAGGAGATGGACCCCGTGCTGAAGCGGCCGTTCTTCCAGCGCTCCAGCAAGGAGGACTTCGAGAACCTCTACTGCAACCAGCTGGTGGAGCTCGGTGACAAGCTGGTCACCAAGTCCAGCATGTGGCTGCGCAGCGCGACGAGGCGCCAGTACAAGGGCGTCCTGTTCGACCCCGAGCGGGACCACGACGGCTGGCTGAACCTCTGGCGCGGATGGTCGGTGCAGCCGAAGCAGGGTGACTGGTCGCTGCTGCAGCAGCTGATCCTGGATGTGCTGGTAGCCGGCCGTAGGGACCACTACGAGTACGTGCTCAACTGGATGGCCTACATGTTCCAGCACCCCGGTCGGGCGGCCGAGGTCGCGATGTGCTTCCGCGGCGAGAAGGGCACCGGCAAGGGCACTCTGGGCCGTGCGCTCTCGGACCTGGCCGGCGGCAGCGGGCTGAACATCAGCTCGCCGGAGCACCTCGTGGGCCGGTTCAACTCACACCTCCAGAACTGCGTGCTGCTGTTCGCCGACGAGGCCTTCTGGGCGGGCGACAAGAGCGGCGAGGCGAAGCTCAAGCAGCTGGTCACCGAGCCGACCATCGCCTACGAGGGCAAGGGCCGCGACGCGACGATGGGCAAGAACCTCATCCACATCGTGATGGCGGCCAACGGCGACTGGGTCGTGCCGGCCGGCCTCGACGGTGAGCGCCGGTTCGCCGTGTTCGAGGTGACGAGCGCCAGAGCGGGGGACCACGCGTTCTTCGAGAGGCTGAACCGGCAGCTGTACAAGGAGGGCGGGCTGGCTGCGATGCTGTTCGACATGCTCACGAGGGACCTCGGCCGGTGGACGCCCAGGGACGACGTGCCCGTGACGGACGCGCTCGTCAAGCAGAAGGTGATGAGCATGGACGACGTCGAGAGGTGGTGGTACCTGAAGCTCCTCGACGGCATGCTGCCGAACGCGGGCGAGTGGACGATGGACGGGAGCTGCACAGTCATCAAGGAGATGCTGAGGGCCGACTACGTGGACTTCGCCAAGGAGCAGCGGTCCTACCGGCCAGCTGACCCAGTCGCCTTCGGCATGCGGCTCGGCAAGCTGATCGCCTTCAAGAACACGCAGGTGAAGCCACCCGATGACATGTATGGTATCAGGGTGGATGCTGGAGGCCGGGCCGGTGCGTACATCCTCCCGGGGCTGCGTGCGGCCAGGGGGGCCTTCGAGGTGAAGATGGGCGCCAAGCTGGACTGGCCTGAGCAGGGCTAGGAGGGGCTGTCTGAGGCCGCTGAGGCTTCAAAAACCAAGGTCCAGCGACTGGAAGCTTTGCGCCGCAAGGCTTTCGGGACTTTCCGCCGCATCTGGACCTTGGCACTGTGTGTTGTACCAGGAAATAACCGAACGCACCGACACTGACCCGAGCGTACTACAAGACAACATTCTTTGTAGTACGTTTCGGGACGGTGAAAACCAGGTTCAGAAGGTTCAGACCCTCAGATTTATGCTGTAAGTTATTGTTTTTATTTATTATTTTTATCTAAACCTTTAATAATAAAGGTTAAGATAGGTATAGATAATATAGACTTTTTGAGTAAAAATAGATGATGAGGGGGCTTGGTTTACTGGGCCGACTCGAACGACTGGGAAAACTCGCATGGCGTGGCTATTATGAGGGCGTCCTGATCGGTGGGGACTGGTCTCGCGGTGGCCGAACGCGGGACCGCCCGACGGGGCCCCACGAGCTCCTCGCGGAAAAAACTCTCGAGCGGCGAGGGATGGGCCTCGTGCGCGCGGACACCCAGCATTCCCCTCGTTGGCATCCCGCCCCACCTCCGGCGGCGTACACTCGCACACATACCCAACCAACACATAGGAGAAGGACATGGACGCTAAGGAGCGGGCAGCCTCCGCCAAGGCGCGTGGCCCCATAAGGGAGCTGGAGCTCACCGAGGACGACCTGGAGGGCGTGACGCACATGCTGACCAGGCAGGCCCTGCACAAGAAGGTCCACTTCCTCAGGGCCTTCGCGCAGAGGGGCATCATCCTCGACGGGTGCGAGGCCGCCGGAGTATCGCGGGGTGCCATCAGCGTCTGGCGCGCCGACGACGAGTGGTTCGACGAGCTGTTCCTGGCCGCGATGGACGAGTCGGCAGACGTACTGGAGAGGGAGGCCTTCCGTCGCGCCGTCACGGGCATCGACGAGCCGGTCATCTACCGAGGCCTGCCCACCATGGTGCAGGACGCGAACACCGGCGAGCAGCGCAACCTGACCGTCAAGCGGTACTCCGACCAGCTCCTGACGGTCATGCTCAAGGCGCGCAAGCCGGACACCTACCGAGAGAACGTGAGCGCCAAGGTGGAGCACACGGGCCAGACCGGCGTGCTCATCGTGCCCGGCCCGATCGACGCCAAGACCTGGGCGGAGCAGGCGGCGGCGCAGCAGGCCAAGTTCGCGGGCAACACCGGGGACGATTCCGGGGCATGATCTTCCGAACGCCCCGGACAGGCCGGGGCGGTCCAACCAGGAGGATCACCCAGTGAGCTACTCAATCACCGCAGCCGGCGCCGACAAGGGCGCCGCCCGCCTCGCCATCGAGGCCAAGTTCGACAGCGACGTCGTGGCCCGCCAGCCAGTCCACTCCCGCGACCGCCAGGCCGTGCTCGCCAACGTCGACTCGGTCCTCGCGCTGCTGGCCGACGAGCACCCGCCGGGTCCCTATCCTCTCGAGGTCCGCATCTCCGTCAACGGCTACATGTCCTGGGCGGGTTCCATCGAGACCGCGACGCTCCATGCCGTGAGCGTGAGCGCCACGGCCTCGTGGGCGCAGGTCATCCCACCGAGGGGCTGAGCGATGGCGATCGAGCGCATGGGCACCGAGCAGGAGCACTGCACCGACCCCCTCGATCGCGCCGGCCAGCAGGCTGAGGCGCTGAACGAGGAGGCCCAGTACCTACACAGGCAGCGGGCGAGGGCCAGCAACATCCTCCCGGATCCTGATCCGGCCGGCGCGTGCGTCGACTGCGAGGAGCCGGTGGAGGAGCAGCGGGTCGCCCTCGGCCTCGGCCGCTGCATCGACTGCGCCCGCAAGTTCGAGGCCCTGCAGCGCAACAGGGGGCCACGATGAGCACCGTGTCAGTGCACAGCGACGTCCTCACCGTCACCTTCCACCGCCGTCCCTGGGCCGTCCCGCTGCTGTACGCGATGGGCCTCTGGAGCCTGGCCACCAGGACGGACTTCCCATCGGACCTCTACGTCAGGCTCGCCTGGCGCATCCACCCCAGGTGGAGTGGGCCGACCAGGTGGGGCCGCCTGGCGTGGCGGACCTGGGGGAGGCGCGCCTCCGTCGACGCCCTCACGGCCCAGTACGAGGCCGTCTGGCGCGTCTGGAGCGGCCTGCCCTTCCGCCTATCCTGGGAGACCGACCAGGAGGCCACCACGGCCCGCTGGTGCGAGGGCGAGATGGAGAGGCTGCGTGGGGAGATGGTCCGCGCGCTGACCAGCAGGGAGCCGGTAGAGTGGAGGCCCTGAACGGCAGGCTGCCTGGCGTGGCGGAGAGGCTCGACGGCAGGACGGAGCGTGTCCCGTTCTGTACGTGCTGGCTGTGGACCGGCGAGCTGAACCGGAACGACTACGGCCGCCTCTCCGTCATGGGCGAGAAGCTGATGGCCCACAGGCTGTCGTACGAGAGGCACGTCGGGCGGATACCCGAGGGCCTCATCCTGGACCACACCTGCAGGGTGAGGTCGTGCATCAACCCAGCGCACCTGGAGCCGGTCACGCACCGCGACAACACCCTGCGCGGCGAGGCGCTGCTCTTCGGCAGGGACCGATCACCGATTGGAGGACAGCTATGGAAGTGATAGAGGGAAAGTTCGGGCAGCAGCCCAAGCCGGGGGGCGTCAAGCCCGAGGCGGCGAAGGAGCTGAGGGCCATCGCCGACCGGATCGAGAGGGGCGAGCTGGAGTCCCTGCTGGTGACATACTGCGACGGCAGCCAGTACAGGATGTACTCGCCCAACTCAAACGTCGACACGCTCACGCTGGCCAGCCTGGCCCAGTCCAGCGCAGTGGACGCATTCAGGAGCGGATCGTGACGATCGAGGTGAGGGAGGGCAACGGCCCATTCGGCGGGTGGCTCGCGACGACCGAGCCCGACGAGTGGGGCTTCTTCCACACGGTGCCGCTGGACGACCTGCGGAGCCACGAGCTCGGCGACGACTGTCCCTGCGGGGCGGAGCGGGACCCGCAGGCGGCCAACCACATGATCCACCGCTCCTACGACGGCCGCGAGGACTTCGAGGACGGCACGCGCAAGGTATCGTGAACATGCTGGCGTAAATCGCCGGCATTTTGCATATGATGGACCTACTGTCACATTTGATGGGAGACGACGATATGAAGACCACGGTAGCAGTGCTCGCAGCCATCGCTCTGGCCGGCTGCGCGGCACCTCAGCAGATAGTCGACACCAAGGGCGTCGACATGGCCCGCTACGGCCTCGACGTGAGGGAGTGCGAGGACTACGCCAGGCAGGTCGACGTGGGCGGCACGGCACTCGCCGGAGCCGGCGGCGGCGCGCTGCTCGGCGCGGTGCTGGGCGCGGTAGTCGACGGCGGCCGCGGCGCCGCCTTCGGCGCCAAGGTCGGCGCGGTCCAGGGCGGAGCTGGCGGCGCGGCGACAGGCTTCCAGGCGCAGCGGCAGGTCGCCCGCGAGTGCCTCCGGGGCAGGGGATACCGCGTCCTCCTGTAGCCAGCTCCCGAAGTATGGCGGGGTCCGAACCCCGCCCGTCCGTGGCACGATGCTCTCACCTCAACAAAAGGGAGCATCCCGTGAAGACCACAAAACTCTTCCTCAAGGCACTCGGCTCGCTGCTGCTGGACGCAGCCAGGGCCATCTTCTGGGCCACGGCCATCCTCATCGTAGTCGCCGGCGCATTCAAGCTGGTGGACCGCGCCGTCATCGATGGGGCCCTCTACTTCATCCTAGCCCTGCCCATCGTCGTCGGCCTACTGCTGGCCGGCGTCGCGGTCTACGTCCGCATGGAGACCATCAGGGACCGCGAGCGACGCGCCGAGCTGGAGCGCGAGGCCAAGCGGTGCGCTACGCCGGCTGACGCAAGGACGTACCTGCCGCAGCACCTGCGCGCCGAGCCAGTCATCCTCCAGCGTGGCGAGAAGCAGGTCTTCCCGCCCGTGGAGAGGCGCCCATCATGAGCGACTTTGACTTCGCCTATAGGGGTCAGCCCCTCACGACCCGCTACGTCCGACCCGATGGCCCGCCACGTGAGCTCATACTCCGCCCCGACGCGACTCGGATAGGACTGTTCAGGCACGCCGGCGACAGCTACCGCCTGACCTACGTCTCGCCTACCAAGCGCTGCTCAGTCAAGCTGGACAGTTACCAGGGCGCCAGAGTGCGCAAATGGATGGAGGTCAACGGCGTCGGCGAGCTCATCACCGAGTACCCCACGCACGTCGGGCGCATCGCCCTCGAGGCCCTGACACCTCAGCCAGTCAAGCTCCGCTACGTCGCGGAGGCGACGCCGGGCGTCCCAGGCCCCAGCTCGCTGCGAACGGGGGCATCGCCCACCCCGTCCTGGGGCCAGAATATCAACTCAGACAAACAACACCCCGAAGGAGGGAACGACATGAGCAACCAACGACACCTGCTGAACCTGCTGCAGGAGAACATGACGACCTGCGTGGTCCACTTCATCGACCAGCCGACGAGCGGGCCGGGCTATACCTACAAGGTCCACAAGGACTGGAAGGTCGAGGCGGGCGACCACCTGGTGGTGGACAGCCCGAAGAGCGGCCTCACCGTCGTAAAGGTTCAATCCGTCGACAAGGCGCCGCGCATCGACACCGACGCGTCCTTTACCTACAAGTGGGCACTGCAGAAGGTCGACCGCTCGTTCTACGACCGTCAGGTGGGGAAGGAGCGCCTCTTCCTCGAGCAGCTGGCCGAGGTCGACGTGATCCACAAGCGCGAGTCTATGATGGAGAAGGCCACCAAGGCCCTGGGCGAGGGCACGCCGGCACGCGCCGCCTTCGACGCGGCCGTCCAGCAGCTGTCCGCCGAGTGATCGACGGGCTTTGATAATGACGGGGAGCTTCGGCTCCCCTCTTCACAGGAGAATTGATCATGAAGAAGAAGGACATTCTGCGGGGCGCAGTCGACGGCGAGCTGATGGTGATAATTGCCATGGTGCTGGGCCTGGTGGTGTTGATCGCGGTAGTGGGCATGGCAGCCCTCGAGGACGGCAAGCGCTGGAAGCAGTTCAAGGTCGACCACGCGTGCAAGGTGGTGGCGAAGAAGGAGGGGCAGTACGTCTCGGGTGGCAACGGCGGTGGGTACATCTCGGCCCAGACAGGCTGGCTCTGTGACGACGGCGTGACCTACTTCAAGGAGGACTGACATGGCCAAGGTACAGACGCTGGAGGAGATCCGCGAGGCCCGGCATAAGCTGGAGCACGAGCTGGCGGAGTCGATCGCCATGACCCTCGCGCAGTTCAAGGAACATGTGGGGCTCGACGCCCAGGGGATCGACGTGCAGTTCGAGGCGAGGACCACCATCGGGAAGATGGGCTACAGCTACCGCCTGTCCCGCGTGCGGGTCGACCTGGGGAGCATCTGACATGGACGGGCTACCAGCCTTCGGCGGCCCATTCGACGGGCAGCTCATCCACAGCAACTGGCCCATCGTCGCCCTGGAGGACCCGGCGCCAAGCGACCCACGCGGCCTGAAGGTCCTGGAGTACCAGAGGCACGAGATCGCCTACGACGGCCGCTCCTTCTTCTACTACGTCCGCAAGGGCGATCCCATCCCACCATTCACCGGGGTGCTGCGCGCCCTCGGCCTCTCAACTGCTGGAGCATCCTAATGAAGAGCATCATCCTCAGCGACCTCGACGGGACGCTCGCCAACCTCCACCACCGCCGCCACCTAGTAGAGCGGCCCCACGACTTGACCCGCGCGACGTGGAAGCCAGACTGGGATACCTTCCACGAGCGGTGCGTCTTCGACACGCCGAAGCAGAGGGTCATCGACACGGTGATGGCCCTCAAGAGGGCGATCGGCGCCGAGCTGTGGGTCGTCTCCGGGCGCAGCAGCGCCGTGCTGGAGCAGTCCAAGGCGTGGCTGCAGGCCAACGGCGTCGACTACGAGAAGATCGTCATGCGCCCAGAGAGCCTCTACACGCCGGACGACAAGCTGAAGGAGGAGTGGCTGCTCGGCAAGTTCGACGGCGACCGCCTCGTGCGCCCGCCAGTTATTCCCATCAAGCGCGTGCACTCGGTCTTCGACGACCGCGACCGCGTGGTGGCCATGTGGCGCCGCCACGGCCTGACCTGCTTCCAGGTCGCTCCGGGAGCATTCTGATGAGCCACGGCGAAGACTACCTGGTGAGCCAGGCGAAGCGCGTGTCGGAGCGCGTCGAGAGCCTGTACAAGGCCTACAAGAACGGCCTGGGCGAGGCCGTCGCCCGCGAGATCGGCGAGCTGTCGATCGAGGTCGAGGTGCAGCGCGGTTTCAGCGTGCTCGGCCGCGACATGGTGCTGGGCAATCCGATGGGCAAGGCCGTCATGGAGGCGATCGCCCGCCGCGTCGTGCCGGCCGGCTGGAGCTGGCAGGTGATGGAGATGCTCGGAGGGGACGTCGCCTTCGTCATCGGCACGTACGAGGACCCGTTCGCGAGGCGGGACTGCGACTGCGGGAGCAACCATGGCCTATACGAGGGTTGATGCGCCCGAGAGGGTCTGCTACAATTGCGGTGCGCCCAACCGAGGTCGGGAGGGCAAGTGCGGCCACTGCGGTCGCCCGATCTAACTTTGAAGGAGAGATGGGATGGACAGGAAAATCGGGTTGAAGGTCTACACGGGGCATGGCAACCAGCCGCTAGTCGTATCGCGGGCCAAAGGCACAGAGTTTATGCTGGACTTGCACACGGAAGATGGCTACCGGCAGAGTCCTGCTCTGCTGTATGTAGCCTCGGCCATGTTCGGTCGCATCGTCGAGCTGGAGGACAGGCTGGAGCTCGCAGACCGCCAGTACGCTGGCGTGGTGCTCGCCCTGATGGAGGCCGGCAAGGCCAACAAGGCCATCGCCGAAAGGCAAGCGGCTGGGCTGCGGAAGGTATTGAGCGACGCTGTACGCGCGATTGATACTCCAGCCGGGCATGGCACTTTTGCCAGCGGATGGAAGGCTGCGATCAGCCTTGCTGCTGATCGGGTCCAGCATGCCATCATTCTCTCGCCCGCACAGCAAGAGCCAACGCAACAGGAAGTGTCTGATCCGGAACGGGAAGCGAAGCGCGGCTGTCGTGTTTGGCATGTCAAAGAAATAGATAACCACGCCGACGATTGCATCGTTGAAAGCTTCTTCTCCGAAATGGAAGCGAAAAAATTCTGCATCGCGCACCCTGACCATGAATATTTTAAGCAGGTTGATAAAATGAAAGACATTCCGGAAACAACCATCGATCACGTGCAAGCATATAGCTGCGCAAAGCGAGCCGCCGACCCATCAAACGAGTTTGCCGCCTGCCTCAAATGGTGTGGCAATTCTGCGAGTTGCCCATGCTCTACGAGCGCCCAGGTTGACGGTGCAATCGACCATTTGACGGCACTGATCCGCAAGTTGCTGAACAGCCGCGATGCGAAAGTGCAGGCATTGGCGGAATCGCTGCAAAAGGTAAGGGCCGATTTTGAATCCACCCCAGAGCAAGCCACGCCAGAGGGCGGGCAGCTCAAGCCCGAGTACAAGCACCACGCCGACGGCACGGTCACCTTCGTCAACTACGAGGCCCTGTCGCAGGCCTACATCAG